TTTGCATTTCGCATCGCTTCCACTTTTCACAAGGTGGGCAATTCTTGGAGACAAAAACAAGCACCTCGATCTTCGCTGGCTTGTCCGATGGGCTCGGGATCGGTTTGGGATCTTCAACCGGAGCGGGTTGAACCGTTACAGAATCTCGAACAGTTGCGACCTGTCCAACAAGGTCGCTCGATGGAATATCGCATTGAGTTGGATCGGGCTTGGGGCTCGATCCAAAAAACCAACTGAATAAGCAAAGACCAATCACGGCAAACATCCCTTTTTCTCCGCTGCTAAGGTTCATCCTAATGGCCTCGACTGCATCCAAGATACCTTCCGCGGCCCAGGCGTTGAAAGATCCGACACTCCAACAATCGATGTCCACTGATGCCGACAGAGAGCATCGATTACCGATGGAGCAATCTCAGTCCAAGAATCGTTGTGGCTGTTGAGCCGCCAAATGTAGTTGCGGTTCTTGCTGTCTTTGCGTTTGCTGTACCCTAGCCACGCCGTAGCATGACCGCCACCGCCGCGAAGACTGACCGATTCAAGCACCCCGTTGCGAGCGTAGAACGAGTCATTCCAAAGCGTCCCGGTATGAACTGCACCTACACCGCTTGCCAAGTATCGAAAGATGGCATCATACGAATCTAGCCAAGTATGCGACCCGATGCGATACGGAAAAGCCTTCATCCTCATGTCATCGGTAATCAGCGTCCGAGCGTTCGATGGATATGGCGTTGAGTATGGTAGGTCTTTCTCGGGAAGCATCCCGATCGACGTTGCGACCTTCAAGCCTGCTTCGATGGTGGATCCTGCGTCGCGACCGAGTAGACCTTGGCTTTGTCTTTGTGACTCAAGATACGCAAACAATTGCGACAACTGACGATCAACGCTAAACGATCCATGAACCAACGACCAAACATACTCGCAAGCATTAGTAAGCGAAAAGCCTTGGCACGATCCCATGTTGCCTTGCTTGTCATGCCGCATCAACTTTCGAGGATCGATTTCTTCGGGTGCCGCGAAGTCTCGCATGGTGAAAGCAATTTCGGTCGATCCTGCTTTGATCGCGTCTCGATTTTCAATGGTTGGGTCATAGCCTGTGAAAAAATCACTCATTACCACGCCCCCGCTATCTCCCGATTGACCTTGGCTATCTCTGATTCCTTACCGGCGAAGCTTGCAGGCAAATCGAGTTTGTCAATGGCCTCATAGACTCGATCGAGTGCTTCCCGTTGTTTGGCCCCTGCGTTGTCGGCAATGAATTTCGTCCAAGCTTCTTGATCTTTAATCTCGCCAGATTCAATCTTCGATGCTGCTTCCAAGAAAGCCTGCTTGTAGGCCGATCGGATCGATGGTAGCGTCTGAGAGACGACCGCCTTGAGATCCTTCGGTTGTGGCTTGTCCGACGGTTGCTGGTTCCGCAACATCGCAAAGACCGCCAACGCCGCGACAATCCAAGGCAACCAGTTTTCTTTTTTCTTTTCGTCAGCCATCATCCATCCTTGTTTTTTGCCCCAGGGAACTCACCGACGCTAAGGGTATCGGAAAAGATCGGGTTCCCGAGGGCTTAGTCTTGATCGTCATCGTCGCCGAATTCTCCAGCATCGTAAGCGACCTGAAGAAGATATCCCATTGGCACGTCCGCAGGATTGTAGGACGAGAGGTAGCCGTTATCCTCGGCCCACTTCCAGACTTTGAAGGCCAGTTGAATCAACGCGAAAATCATCGCCATCGTCGCCGGATCAAATCCGTAAACACTTTTGAGTTTGTGCCGAAGAATCCTGCGAGCCGTCCGAGTGTTGCCGTCTGCTTCGGCGTAGGCTTGGGCAAAGTCGCCTTCATGCTTCTTGCCGAGCTCCTTCAATCGCTCAAGTAAAATCACTTGGTCACCTCCGGCTTTGGATCCACTGGACGAATCGACTCACCTACCACCCACGCTCCAACGGCGTAAACCAGGATCTGTATTTGATCCTCAGTCAAGGGAACCTTGTCCTTAAGGACGACGACAGCAACGGCTGCCAGCGATACCCAAAACCGTTTGGACTTGAAAAGACTTTCCATAATTCTGACTCCTTTCCCGCATTTTAGGCTTGACCCGCTGAAATTGCAAGCAACGGCTCTAAATTCGCTTTAGACGCTTCCGAGCCGCCTTTGCTGTCTTTGGTCGCTTCTTGATCTTGCGCGTCAGAAAGAGCCCTAAATGCTCGTTCATAGCCTCGAAAATCAGTTGGCTTAGAGTCATGTCGAGTTTCGCCGCTGCTTTGTCCCATGCCGCCCAAGCTTCATCGGGCTGGGAAATGTTTTTGCGTTCCATTATTGTACCACCTCGATCCATGTGCCGACCTGATCCTCTGGCCCAACGTACCACTTCTCGACGGTCAGTCGGTAGACCTGCCCATCGTCGATGTAAGCAACACCGTTCAAGGAATCGAGGATGCCCTTGGCCGTATTGTCGATGTCCGGCCTGCTCATCTTAGGTTCTCGACTCGCTCGACGAATCTTGCTATGGCCCTTCGGCCTTGAGTACCAGCAAACAATCTCGATTGACAATGGCCCTGTTAAGCATCGATTGATCGAAGATTTCCAAGCCAACCGAACAGCTTGCTTGAAAGCATGGATGGGATGGTCTTGCTCTGTGTAGGCCCTCGGAAAGCCGTTCTTCGTCGAAACCTTTGGCCGTGGTTGCGCCACTGGCTCGCCTGGAATGAAAATTTTCACTTTGTTTCCTCCGTTGTCGGCAAATAAAAGATAACCGGATGCGTTTGATTTATGAGTCTGTAGATTTCGAAATCATCACCAGCCCTAGCTACTAACTCGCACCTTGCGTCCCCTATCAAAACATCAGGCAGGCGGCATGGCGAAAGACTCTTTTGATTGAAAAAATCACCGCTTGGCCTGTACCTACTAACGGACTCAAGCCATTCTTTTTTTGGAGCGTGGCGATGCGTGCATGCAACTCCTTCGTAAGAAATGCGAATGAGCATTCTCAAATCTTTATAAAAAACAAAATCGCCATCTTGCATTTGCTCATCCTGCGACAGCAGTATCAAACTATTGTTGCTCACTTCGACTCCTCCTCTTGAATCAACCGATCGAGATACCACCTAGCCTTCTTGAGATCCTCGATGCCGTTCTTCTTGTCGTACTTCCAAAGGTACTTTATCGCGTTGCCGCGAAGGTAGCCAAGAAAGCCGCCGCCTAGAGCCACTTTCATCGCCTCGATGCACTCGATCGATCCTTGCTTGTAGTGCGATGGATTGACCGGATCTGGTGCTTGCGTCGTCTCGTCATGCTTAACTCCTCCAAACTTATAGGAAACATGCTCCCGCATCGAGTGCCTAACTGTGATCGGGAATTCCGCGATAAGATTGATCGCTTCGACGATACCTTTCCGCCCATCGTAGGACATAACAGGATCGCCAATGTCAAACGTCACGGTGTTAAGTTTGTCGCTTTCAGTGTTTAAGGATTCCTTAACAACTGGTTCTGGCTCTGGCTTTGGCTGAGTTGCCCAAATCGCTTTCATGGTTCGCTCGGCTATCTTCTGCGTCTCGGTCGGCTCTTTCTTTGTAGGTTGCTCAACCGCTTCGGGCTCGACGGGCTTAACTTCTCCGACCAACGGATGGAAATGCACCGGCCCATTTTTGCACTCGATACGGCCTCGATACGGCCCTTCCGTGACCTCGCACAATACCCGAACTTTATCGCCGATTTTCATTTCTTCCTCCTTAACGCTGGATGATCCGACTTGACGACGGCTCGGAGTGCGTCGAATAACTCTTTGGTTCTTGCCTGAGATTCGGTCAGCTTTCGACTCGTTCGCTCAAGCTGCTTGCGAAGGTCTTTGTTTTCTTCCTTCAAATCCTCGATGTTGGCAAAGTATTCGGAAAGTTTCATTTCAGGCTACCTCCTTTTGGTGAAGTTGTCGCAGTTGTCGCATAAAAAGTTGTCGCAATATAGGGAGACAAAGACAGATTCACCCAAAGAGCCCAAAAGGATCCCAAAAGGATAGGTACACCCCAAAGGGAACAAACTGCTACAACTTCTATATATATATATATGTATATCAATGAATTTATTGGTTTTTTGTTGTTTTGAAGTTGTCGCAAAGTTGTCGCAAACTTG